GCGTGTCGAGCGTCTTTTAAACATAACTCGCGAGGAGATTGCCCGTGATACAGTTACTCAAGCAGAAGTTCAACGGATTACTGACCACATTGACCAACGCTTTAACAAGCTTGAAGCAAAAATTGACCAGCTTATTCAAGCGGGAAAATGATGCCAAGCACGAGTAAGAAGCAACACAATTTCATGGCTGCGGTGGCTAACAACCCATCATTTGCCAAGAAAGCGGGAGTCCCACAGTCCGTTGGTAAAGACTTTACCGACGCTGATAAGGGCAAGAAGTTTGGTAAGGGTAGTAGTACCCGCGCTGATGTACAAGGTATTAACCAGCCAAAGACCAATCACGGTGCGATGGCATTTTTTAAAAGAGGTGGAACTATGGCTACTAAGAAAATGAACGAAGGTTTTATGGCAATGATAGCTAAGAAAAAAGCTGGAGCCGAAATGCCGTCTAAGATGGGCAAACCCGTGATGAAAAAGGGTATGGACACTGCCAAAGACGGAATGAAAATGGCTAAAGGTGGCGGCATTGAGTCCAAGGGTAAAACCAAAGGCAAAATGATTACCATGAAGTCCGGCGGCAAAGCCTGCTAAACCATGATTCCGAGCCGTGGTATGGGGGCTATTGCCCCTAGCAAAATGCCTAAAGGCGTGAAAAAAGCACGCCGTGACGACACCGACTTTACCCAGTATAAAGAAGGTGGAAAAGTAAAATCCAAGGTAAACGAAGCTGGTAACTACACCAAGCCCAGTCTTCGCAAACGTATTTTTAACAGCGTCAAAGCGGCGGCTATCGTAGGTACAGGCGCGGGGCAGTGGTCTGCACGCAAAGCGCAAGTCATGGCTAAACGGTACAAAGCCGCAGGCGGCGGGTACAAAGATTGAAAGCGCCACAGCAATCCCTAAAAAATTGGGGCGACCAGAAATGGCGTACCAAGTCGGGGAAACCTTCTTCCAAAACGGGAGAGCGTTACTTGCCAGAAGCAGCAATTAAGTCTTTAAGCCCTGCGGAGTATGCGGCGACTACCCGTGCCAAGCGCAAGGGTAAAGCGGTAGGTAAACAGTTTGTAGCGCAACCAAAAGGTATTGCAAAGAAAACAGCAGGATTTAGATAATGGCATACACCTCTGGCAGCACATCGTTCAACCTTGACCTCTCCGAGTTAGTCGAAGAGGCGTTTGAGCGCGCAGGTTCAGAGCTACGTACTGGCTACGACTTACGCACAGCGCGGCGTTCGTTGAACCTGATGTTTGCTGAGTGGGCCAACCGTGGCATCAACATGTGGACGTTTGAGCAGGGCACAATTACCCTGACTCCGGGCTTACCCACATACGCGCTACCGCTGGATACCGTGGATTTGCTAGACCATGTGATTCGCACGCAAGCGAATGTGACGGCTACTCAGGCTGACCTGACCATCACGCGTATTAGTGTTTCTACCTATGCCACGCTGCCGAACAAACTGCAACAGGCCCGTCCTATCCAAGTGTGGGTTCAAAGGCTAGATGGGCAGACCTCGCCTACAACTTCCACGCTGAATGGGGCCATAACCTCTACAACAGCCACTACGATCACTTTAAACACCGTGGTAGGGTTACCCGCCACAGGCTTCATTAAAGTCGATTCTGAGACGATCTGGTACGGCTATATTGACGGCAACACCCTTGGCAACTGCTTTAGAGGCCAAAACAACACAACTGCGGCGACCCACATCACGGGTACAGCCGTGTACGTACAGAATCTACCCTCCATCACCGTTTGGCCGACACCTGATAGCTCGCAGACTTATCAGTTCGTTTACTGGCGTATGCGCCGTACCCAAGATGCTGGCGGTGGTGTGAATGTCATGGATGTGCCGTTCCGCTTTGTGCCATGTATGGCAGCGGGTTTGGCGTACCACGTAGCCCTCAAAGTGCCCGGTGGGCTAGAGCGCATACAGCTTTTGAAAGCCCAGTACGACGAAGCATGGATGGTTGCTGCTGACGAAGACCAAGAGCGTGCGGCAGTGCGCTTCGTCCCAAGGCAGATGTTTATTGGGGGAACGTAATGGGTAATCGGTTTGCGTCAGGCAAGAATGCGATTGCGGAATGCGACCGTTGCGGGTTTCGATTTAAACTGACCAAACTGCGGCGTGAGGTCGTAAAGACCAAGAATTACGAATTGCTTGTGTGCGGCCCCTGTTGGGACCCAGACCAGCCCCAGCTCCAACTGGGTATGTATCCAGTTGACGACCCACAAGGTGTGCGTGACCCACGCCCTGACAGAAGTTACCAAATTTCTGGCTTGGATACGGAAGGGTACCTCGGAGGGGGCAGCAGGGTTTTTGAATGGGGGTGGAACCCTGTAGGCGGGGCATCATTTTTTGATGCGGCTTTAACACCAAATGCCTTGGCTTTAACCGTAAGTCTTGGTACAGTAACGATAGCAACAACTTAGGAGTTGAAAATGGACAAAGCAGACGTAAAACAGGACAAGAAAATGATTGCAGGTGCCGTGCATAAGCACGAAAAAAAGATGCACCCCGGCAAGCCAATGACTAAATTAGCCAAAGGCGGCAAGACCAACGAAATGATGAAGAGCATGGGCCGTGGTATGGCTAAAGTTGCAAATCAAGGGGGCAAGTGATGGCTAAATTCAGCATGAAAAAAGGTGGCAAAGAGGTTGGCCCCGCCAGCGTCTACGCTAAACCACACGATATGTCTGGTAAAGAAACCAAGGCTGTAGTCCCGACTGAGACTGGCGCTAAACGCATGACAGAGATGAACCCCTCTGTCGGTGGTATCAGCAAAGGTAACTACCCACCCACCAAGACTAGTGGCATCAAAATCCGCGGTACTGGCGCGGCTACTAGAGGCGTGATGGCTAGAGGACCAATGGGATGACCTACACGGAGTTAGTAACAGCGATTCAAACGTATACAGAAAATACGTTTCCCGCCACCACTTTGGCGGATAGCACAGTTGTGTCTTCAACGACCCAATTGAATCGCTTTATTACACAGGCTGAACAGCGTATTTATAACTCTGTTCAGTTCCCATTTCTACGTAAAAACGTAACGGGTATTTTGACGACTAGCAACAAGTACCTATCTTGTCCCAATGACTTTCTTTCATCCTATTCGTTAGCGGTAATTGAGAATTATGGAACTGCTACGGAGACGTACCATTACTTGCTGAACAAGGATGTCAACTTCATCCGTGAAGCGTACCCCACCCCTGCGGATACAGCCTTACCAAAGTACTATGCTTTGTTTGGCCCAACAACTACATCTGGTCCCCCATCGGTACCTACAAACGAGTTATCGTTTATTCTTGGCCCAACACCAGATGCACAGTACTACGCAGAACTGCATTACTACTATTACCCTGAGTCAATCACAGTTGCCGCTTCTGGGCAGACTTGGTTGGGTGATAACTTTGACACAGTCCTCTTGTATGGTTCGCTGGTTGAAGCGTATACCTACATGAAGGGCGAAACTGACATCATTACTTTGTACGATATCAAGTACAAAGAAGCACTTGCGCTTGCTAAACGCCTTGGTGACGGTCTGGAACGCAGCGATGCGTACCGCAGTGGTCAAGCGCGGGAAGCCCCGTTACCACAAAATTTCGGGGTTAAATAATGGCGTTTACAGGCAATTGGGCAACCAACACGTTTAAGACAGGTATGTTGGGCGGCGTGTTTAACTTTGGTACTGGGACTTCTCAAGTATTCAAGATTGCTTTGTACACCAACGCAGCCACACTAGATGCCACTACAGCAGCCTATACAAGCACGGGTGAAACATCTGGCGGAAATTACGCGGCAGGTGGGCAAGTTTTGGCTATCTCCCAAGTTCCAACAATCGGCACCCAAACAGGCGCTGCAACAACGTACCTATCCTTTACAAACGCCGCATGGAGTGGCGCGATTACCGCACGGGGCGCGTTGATTTACTTGGCTAACGGCACAACAAACCCAACTGTTTGCGTGTTAGATTTTGGCGCAGACAAGACTTCGACAGCAACCTTTACCGTACAATTCCCCGCAGTCACTAATACGTCTGCAATTATCCGTATCTCTTAATAGGAGTTTTATATGTCCAACGAAAAAGCACATGGCCTAGACGCAGTAGCAAGTGCGCTAATGCAAGCCAACAGCACCGGCGATTCAGCAACTGCAAAAGGTGTTTACACAATGCAGTGTCTTGACGCAGAGGGAAACCTCAAGTGGGAAGCACGTTGCCCTAATCTAGTGGTGAACGTCGGCCTACAAGACATGAACGCCCAGTACTTCAAAGGCTCTGCATATACCGCTGCTTGGTATATTGGCCTGTACGGTGCTGCTGCTTCTAACAACCCTGCTGCTGGAGACACAATGTCGTCTCATGCTGGTTGGACTGAAATTGTTCCTTACAGCAACGCTACACGCCCTGCGGCTACTTTTGGAACGGCTACTACAGCTAATCCATCGGTACAGACCAACTCTGCTTCCCCAGCATCGTTCAACATTAACGCCACAGCAACTGTGGGCGGCGCATTTTTAACCAGCAATAGCACTAAGTCTGGCACTACAGGTATTTTGTTCTCTGCCTCTGACTTCACAGCCCCCGGAGACCGTTCGGTGGCTTCTGGCGATACCCTCAACGTAACATACACATTCAGCTTGGCTGGCTAAGGATTTAACATGGCACAGTTTAAAAAAGGCGATACCGTCCAATTAAAGGCAGTGGTTCCTCAAGGCCCTGTCATGGCTATGCGTATGGACGAC